GGTGTTTCACCGGCCCGGGCTGCACAAGCGGCTAGGAACGTGACCGTGAACTTTGCGAAAGGTGGAGAGAACAAAACCTTAATGAACTCATGGTATTTATTTTATAATGCATCATTGCAAGGATCGATGGCGCTTATCAACGCTGCTGCCAAATCAAAGAAGGTAAGAAAAGTTTGGGCTGGTTTGGTTGTCTACGGCATCATGCAAGATCAACTCAATTCACTACTTTCTGATGATGAAGATGAAGATGGAATTAAAGATTATGATGAATTACCTAGATACGTTTTAGAACATAATTTAATATTACCTACTTTTGGTTTAGCAGGAGATAAGTTTATTATGATACCTTTATCATATGGCTTAAACTTAGGTGTGAACTTTGGTAGGTCGTTAAGCAGGGCGGCTAGAGGAGAGTACACTGCAGGAGAAGCCAGTAGGTCTATCTTCGGCACTGCTTTTGAGAGTATAAGTCCATTCGGTGGGTTCGATAATTTTTATAACCTTGCTTCGCCCACAGTATTAGATCCTTTCGTTAGTTTGGCTATCAACGAGGATTATAAGGGAGATCCTATATACAAAGAAAGTCCTACGTTCTCATCAAGACCAACACCTGACAGTCAAGCATACTGGTCTAATACCAGCTCTATAGCAAAAGGCATTGCAGACAACATAAACAGTCTTACAGGTGGAGATGCAGTATCTAGTGGATATATAGACTTTAGTCCAAATACTTTAGAGTTCTGGTTTGATTACTTCGCAGGTGGCACGGGAGCTTTCGTTCAGCGTACACTTGAAGCTCCTCCGTCTATCTACGAGGCTTTGCAAGGAGACTTTGAAGGAGATATAATGAGAGCTATACCACTAGTTAGAAAGGTGGTTATAAGTCCTAGTGAGAGGGAAGATGTAGGTAACTATCTAAAGAATAGACAAGAGCTATTTACGATACTAGCAAGAATAGACTTAGCTAGGAAGTCAGGGGACACAGCAAGTGCAAATAGCCTATTCACGGAATATAAGGATCAAGTAAGGATATCTGGAAGATTAAAAGCTATTGATAATGCTAGAAATAGATTATTACGGCAGATTAAGGAAATTGACGCAAACCCAAGAATACCAGAACAAACCAAGTCTAATCTCAAAAGAATTAGAAGAGAGAAGATAAATGATCTAATGCGACAAGGATTAATTTTAATGAGGTCTGTGGGATTAAAAGAGGCAGGGTAAAAGTTAATGTTAACTTATAGCTAAAAGTTAATAATATAACTGGTGGTATGTATGGCAGCGAATCGAGAAACCAAAACAGTTGACGAACCGAGAGCTTGTTTAATTGGCTGCCACAAAACCAACTACTATCATACTATCATTTTTTCTTTTTAATATTTTTGATAAGTTCTTTTAGATACCATTGTGCTTTTTCTAAGTCTTCCAATGGATTATTGCTATGCTTATGCTCGTATCTCCACAAGTATTTAAAGATACTGCCTTGTAGGTAGTACCTGTAACCATCTCCAAGTGCTGACTTGATTGCATCTATGCACTCTACTCTGCCTTTACGATAGTGTTCTGGTCTATTTACTTTATCATTCATCTTCTGCATACTCCTCTATTTGATCTATTCTATGTTGATTAATAAATATTGGGGTGTCATCTCCACTCCAAGCACCTATGGTATTGTAGTTAAACCATTCTATAGCCTCTTCCTCAGTCCATTTATTGTCATACATCAATATTGTTATACATTTATCATAATCATATAATGCTACTTGTTTTCTACTGAAAGCACTTATAGTGCTTCCCACAAAAGCATCTTCATATCCATCAGCTAGTTTCATTTTTATCCCTTTCTTCAAGCCATTCTCTAAGTTGTTTTTTCCAGTTTGGGTGTCCAAACAATTCGTAATATGTAGGCTCTCTTCTATGCTCTCTGATAAAATTAAGTCTTGCTTTTTCCATTTCTATTTCATCTTCATCAACATGCTTGTTCATCTCTCACTCCTATTCCTTTAAAATGTTTTAAATCAAAGTGGCACATAGGCTCTTGGTCTTGCCAATCATTTCTATCAGATCTACCACCATGTCTAATCTGGTGATGACTAAAAAAATCAAGATAACCAGTTTTGTCTGTCCACGATACTATTAATATTGATTTGGTATTTGTCTCTCTGGCAAGTCTTCTGGCTTCCATGACCTTTGCTAGAGATATTATATATGTTGGAAATGTACCAAATTTATGTGTTCTACATTTTACCTCAGCAAACCCAACTAAGTTTTCACTAGATGAATTGCTAGATCCAGTATCTATGCGATACATGGCATAATCTATTTTGTAGGACATTGGTAATTTATAAGAAGCTACGTTCCAACAATCTGAAACGTAGCTTATAAGATTTTTTTCTGATCTTAGGTCGTTGTCATTTTCATACATAGGTCGCATAAGTTAACATTAACCTTTTGATCTTTTGCTCTCTACCCACTCAGCAACTTCTTCCTTTTTGAATAGATGCCTTATCCTTTTGTCAGTCTTTAATATTTCAAAGCTCTTAGGAAAGTCCTCTTTTGGATCTTTCATGAGCTTTCTAACAAGACTGCTACTCAAAGATAAATACTTGGCAACACCATCTACTGTTAAGAAGTCAGAGGATATGTCTGCATTGTTTTCATGTTTCGGTGCTGACATTCTCTTCCCTATTATCTGGTGTTCCGTCTTCATTGACCTTGACCATGACAACCATATACCTTGATCCAACCCAGTCTTTGTGCAGATCTTGAGGTACATCATTAGGGTGTATGGTTAGTTTTATGTTAGTTCCATTCTTGTCTTGCATCATAGATGTTTTGACTGCTTCAAAACTAACACCCTCAATTTTCTTTTCTTCTTCCATTTATCTCTCCTTTAGAATGGTATTGGATCATCTAATTTATCATCAGATGGATTAGGTTCTTCCTTTGGTTTCTGGTAGCTCTGGGTGTTGTCTTGTCTTTCTTTTTCTATGTTGGCTATTATTCTTAGGTAAGCATTCCCAGACTTCGCTACCTTTTTCCAACCCACAAGATTAACTTTAGGTTGCTCTATTCCCTCATTCTTTTGAGCTATGAGGTCATTTACAACATCAATATCTAATTCTAAAAGACCATTATAATCTGGACTTTTCTCACTTCTCTTTTGCTTTGCAACAAACAAAGCTCCAGTAGCACCATAGTTGTTTTCTTCCATTAATTTTCTCCTTGTTTAATTTCTTTTGCTCTCTCTCTGAAAGCATCTTCTACTTCTTGATGGGCAACCTCAGACATTACTTTCAGTTGTCGTAATGGCTCTGGATTATTTTTCCAGTATGCCACCAACTCCTCTCTGGTTTTTTGTACTTTTAGAAATGTCAAAAACATTTCTTTAATCATAGCAACCATCTTAGGATCTGGTTTATCACTTGTGCTTTTGTTGGAAACTTCGCCCTCGTCTATCTCAGCTTGAGAATAAAAATCCCCATGAACACCAAGTAATTTCAAAATAACACGATCTATTGCTCTCTTTTCTGCCATAGCATATACATACTTGTTAGATGTATTTTGAGGACTAACCTCTCCAATAGACCATGCAGTATTCTTTCCCTTGCCATCATCTATGTACCCTTGAACAACCAAAGACACTATTTTCTTTTCAGTATCGCTTTCAATAATCTTTGGTGGATCAAACCACATACCTAGATGGGCAGATATCTTTTCTAGTGCTTTATGCTTTACAATCAAGGCATTTTTATTTTGAGGCAAAGACCAGACTGCACTATTTTTATCTCTTACATCAACAACTTCTCCAACTTCCTTGAGAAGTTTGCTTAACTTTTCATTTATTTCTGCCATTACAACTTCTTCCACTCCCTAATCTTATCTCTTATCTTTATAAATAATCTAATTAAGAAAAATGGTTTTTCAATTTTGCCCTTGCCAGTAGCTTCAGCTATATGCTCTGCAATAAGAGATCTGTCTTTTGGTCTTGTTGCAGTTATTTTTGGTTTTAATTTTACCAAGCCACTTTTCTTAATCTTTCTTGCAACTTTTTTTGGACTAGTTTTGTCCGTTTTTTTATTAACCATTGTTAATCCTTTCTTGATATTGGTTACAAAAATCAGCAACTGAACAATAGTTGCCACAACGAGTAAGTTCCCCAACTCGAAACTCTATTTCTAAACTTGTTTTTTTAATGTAGGCTATGTCAGTTTTTTTGTGCCATTCCATATATTTTATGGCTTCTTCTTCGCTATCTAAAACTCTTAAAGCTCTCTTCTGACCTTTTTTCTTTACTGCCCAAGTGTCATTCTTTTTCCATGTATCTTCATCTGAACACAATGGGTAACTCTGGTGAAGATCAAAATTTATCTGGGACTCTTGATGCAATGCCATTCTTTTTTTGATATATGCCAATCTATCTTCATAGCTCCACAAAGGTATATCCACGAATACTATAGGTGCTTTTGGATATTCTTCTTTTCTTTCGCTATCTCTTCTATTCCAATCTCTCAGTATCGCACATATTTTAAGGCTAGTTACGTTGCTTTCATCAAAGGCATGTTTGTCATCAACTAAATAGGCATAGCAATTAAGTTGCCTTTCCCATTCTATTTTTCCATAAATAACAGACCAGACTGATGTAACTTTGTAGTCAACAATGCAAATATCATTACCTATTCTTTCTTGCCTGTCGATAGCACCAGACAGTAACCAACCATCAATTTCTGAATATAACCTTTCTTCTGTGATGTCGTTTTCTGAATCTTCTGTGTTCTCTAAAACAGAGTGAACTGCAGTACCAAACAAAGACCAAATCATGTCTACTGCATCAACTTCTATCTTGTCGTTATACTGTTCTTTTAATATTCTTATTCTGGGACTATCAATTAATGTAGTTACAGATATGTCAGCTTTGCCTTTACTATACTTATCGTTTCTGGCAAAATCCACGAATGGTTTAGGCATACCAAACTTGTTTGTAATTTTCATGTGTCTTCTCCTACGCTATTTTGAAAATATAATGGAAAATAATAGATGTCAATAACTAATAATGAGAAATTTAAATTTATTATCGAGGGAGAACCAGCAAGTAAGGGAAACTCTAGAAAAATAGTTAATTTTGGAAAGAGAATGGCATTAATAAAATCTCAAAAAGCTAGAGATTACGAAAAGTTATTTGCAGATCAATGTCCAGTTTTAGAAAATCTTATTGAAACTGATGTTAAAGTGGAGTTAATTATATACTACGCATCAAGAAGACCAGATTTAGATGAAAGTGTGATACTGGATTGTATGCAAGGGAAAATTTATGTTAATGACAGACAAGTCAAACAAAAGCACATTTACTGGGGACTGGATAGAGAAAGACCTAGAACTCATATCAGAGTGTCGCCTTTGGAAACATGTAATTTGCCAAGCGATCTCTGATAGCTATTTAGGAAGTCCAAAAGAAAAATTAAGAGTTGGCGAATGGCTAATGACTGACGATTACATCACAGTCTGCGACATGGCAGAATTGCACCCAGAAAATTTATTTAAATTAATTAAAGAAATATTAACTAGCAAACCAGTGGTTGCCAGATATCTTGGAGAGAGATTAAGAAAAGTAATTCAAGATAGGGGTCATCTCTACTAGTTATAACATACTAGTTATAACAAGTAATAATATATATATATATATACTAGTTATAACTAGTATATGTTAAGGTTAACATTTAAAACAGTTTTGCAAAAACGGGGCGTTCCTAACTCCATCAACTAATTTGTAAACTTATAAAATTAGCTAAATTTTTTTGTTGACGAAGATTTTTTATCTGATTATCTTTTCTGTCATGCGTAGGAGAAATCAATGGAATTAAAACAAAATATTAGGGCAAATGCCCTCAAGTTGGGTAGTGGTCAACACAAGGTAAACTGTCCATTTTGCTCAAGTCAGAGAAAGAAAAAAGACCAGAAAACATTATCATTAAAAGTAGATGCCAAAGTTGTTTATTATAATTGTTGGCATTGCAATGAGAATGGATTTATCAAGTTTGAGGATAACAATTTTAGATTAATAAGGAGAGAGAATGTGATTCATGCTGTTGATGATAATAGGTGGAGAGATTTAACAGTAGAGAATGGCAGTATTAATTATTTGAAAAGTCGTGGCATCTCAGAAGATACGGCAAAAAAGGTAGGCATAAAGTTTAAACATCACTACATTGCATCAGAAAGAAAAGAGATGCCTTGTATAGTTTTCCCATACAGAAACAATGGTAGCACAGAATTTGCCAAGCTCAGATCATTTCCACAAAAGGGTTTTTCATCTCAAGGATCAGCAGTAAATTTTTTCAATATAGATAATGTAAATGATAATGATTTTATGATTATTTGTGAGGGGGAAATGGACTGCTTATCGTTCATGGAGATAGGTTACAAATCAGTTGTTTCCATACCTCATGGAGCAGTAATGAAAGTTGTTGATGGCAAAATAGATGCCCACGAAGATAATAAATTTAAGTTTATTTGGAATGCAAAAAAGAAACTTGATGAATGCCAGAAAGTCGTTATTGCAATGGATAGTGATAAGTCTGGTCAAGCTATGGCAGAGGAGTTAGCCAGAAGAATAGGCAAGGATAAGTGTTTTAAGATAGAATACCCAGAAGATTGCAAAGATGCCAACGAGGTTTTGGTTAAGCATGGTGCAGAAGAGTTAGATAAAATAACTGCAAATCCAGTACCATATCCAGTTTCAGGGTTGTATGATGCTTCACATTTTTATGAAGAAGTTGATGACATTTATGAAAAGGGTATAGGGTCTGGGGTTTCTACTGGTTATGATGAAGTAGACGAACTTTACACGATTGTAGAGGGTCAGTTAACAGTTGTAACTGGACACCCATCATCTGGTAAGTCAGAGTTTGTAGATCAGATAATGGTTAATATTGCCAGAGATAAAGGTTGGAAGTTTGGGATATGTAGCTTTGAGAACGAGCCTAGAATACATATTGCTAAATTAATTAGTAAATATGTTGGCAAACCTTTCTTTGATGGCATAACTCCAAGAGTTACAAAAGAAGATTTAGCTACTGGAAAGAAGTTTGTGCAAGATCATTTTTCTTTTTTGTATCAAGCTGATGGGTCGCTATCTACGTTGGATAGCATTATAGAGAGAATGAAAGTTGCAGTCATGCGACATGGGATCAGAGGTGTTGTTATAGATCCTTACAATTATATCTCAAAAGAAAACATAAATTCTGAAACTGACTGGATCTCAGATATGCTAACTACGTTACGAGTTTTTGCTCAAGCTCATGGAATACATATCTGGTTTGTTGCCCACCCAACAAAAATGATGCGAAAAGATGATGGGACTGTCCCACCACCAAAGGGTTATGACATATCTGGTAGTGCATCATGGTTTGCAAAAGCTGACTTGGGACTGACAGTCCATAGACCAAACCCATCAACGTCTAGCCTTAGTCAAGTATTGATTTGGAAGTGTAGATTTTCTTGGGTTGGATCTGTTGGAGATTGTATGCTATCGTTTGACAAAGCAACATCAAGATATATTAGCACAGATGACATGGAAACTGCCGAAGATATGTTAGCTCCTAAAAAGACGAAGCCACGAAAACCACCAGTAAAAAGTTATTATGAAAAAGATGACGAAGACGTACCCTTTTAAAAATAAAAAGGTAAAGCCAGAGTTTGTTGGCAACACTAACAAAGTTAGAATGAGGATAGTCGATCAGACTTGCCTAGATACGTTACTCACGAATGATAGTATATCATTAAATAATTATAAAATACTGGATAGGTTGGCATCAGATTATAATAAGTCTGGTATGGTTGGTGTAAAAGCCAGTAATTATAATCCTAGAATTTCAGCTAACTACGACACAAATAGCGACAACCACCACATTTTAAAAAGAAAAGTTTACGAATGTCTGGCTTTTGTAAAATCGGCAGGTGGTACTAGTTGCTACAATGCACTAATGAAATTGTTAACTGATAGGGTTTTGACTAGAATAGATATTGAGTTTATTGAAAATAATATTGGGGAAATTGTTAAGCCAGTAAAAGAATATTACGAAAATTGGAGTTCGTCTTGACTTAACTTATAGGTGGGGATATGTTGTGTATAAGTGTGTAACCTCATTACTCACTTCTTACTACGCTAAAAAAAGAGGGCAGTACTTCCTATACTGCCCTCATTCTTATTTATTATCTATTCCAAGTTCTTAATAATAATCTACGAGTTGCAAGATTAGTGCTTTTTAAATTTTGCATTATTCTTTTTTCGTTTTCAGTTAAATTGATTAATCTTAAAAACCTTTTCTTTTGGATAAGAATATCCTTACGTTTTTGAATAGATTTTTGCATTGCCATTTTCTCCATTTAGTTGAACTGTTGTGTTGATTTTCAACTTGGTGGCAATCTCTAAAAGTTAAGGTTAACAGTTACTGTTCAAAAGTACTGCCACCTCGCATGTGCTGAATTGTTGATGTAGATACTCTGTTTACTTTTCCATATCTATCTTTATCTGACAATCTGGTTGGTACATCTTCAAACCTTTCATCATCTCCTAATTCTTTTGGAGTTTTTTTGGCATTTCTTTTCCAGAGATCCCTCTGGAGATCAACTATAGAGTTTCTATATCGATAACCTTTAGATCTACCATTAATTTTACTGTAAGATGTTGTCATTATATCGATCTCCCTTTTAATCAGCGAATGCCCTTGCTACAGAGCATTAAGGTTGTTTTGCTAGTATTCGTACAGAGAGGTCTACCAACCCCTCTGTACAAGCCTTAAATCGGCTTTTTTATGAGTTTCCATACCTTTAACCTTTCTTGAATTACAAAGTCCCAGTTTTACCCTTTTATACTTGCCAATAAAATAATACTCAGAGGAAGCAAGATATAAAAGAGAGGTATAGCATTGAGGTTAGTTTGTTTCATAACTAGGCACTCATACGACCCACCATCAATGGAGTGGACTTTAACCTCTTATTCTTTAAAAAAGATACTGTAAAAACTTACCAGTATCATTGTAAAACCAACTGCTCCAATAAAACAAGTAAAAACTATGCCCTCAAAACTTTGCATGTAATACCCATCTGGATCAGCTAGTGTAACGAAAGACATAAGCATAATGCATATGCCTAATAAACATAATAATATTCTTTCAATCATAATATTTTTTCTCCAACTGTTTTATGTAAGTTATTAAACCTCTGGCACATTCGTATCTACCATCTAATATGCCAAGCTCTCTGCTATCAACATCATCTTCATGAGGATTGGCATAAACATCAGATATTTCTTTTTTTAGCCATATCTTAATCTCATGAATTATTTGATTTGATATATCGTCTGGATTATTTCTCACAATAAATCTCCTCATTTTGTTCTTTGTGATGCTTCTGTATTATCTTGTACAAATATTTTACATAAGACCTAAATAGTTTTTGACCAACAAATGAATGTGGAAGTTCTGGATTAGTTGGCATGTAAGCAAACCACTCTCCCTCATAATAAATATCATGACTTATTTCTACATTACCTTGAACACTATAAATTTTAGGCTTGTAAGTAAAACCAAGATAACTATGATTTTTTGGGTTGGCATTAGCAATTTTAATATCATCACTAATTTTTCTATACTTATCTTTAGCATATTCTAAAACTGTTTCAAGAGCATCAATCTCTCGCCTAACATCTGGAGATTTTTTTTCTAAATCTTTTAAAGGCTTTAATAGGTTTTCGTATTTTCCTATATCAAATTTAAGTTCTTTTTCTAATGCCAATAGATAAAAATTATTTTTTAGATCATTTCTTGATGGCACACTATTATTTCGCATTATACACCTCTCTTAATTGTTTCTAATGATTGTCTTAAATAATCTGCCAGATAGTATTGCTCATTCTTTTTTAG